TTAGTCCAGAGGGTGGACATGGTAGTAATGCAGTTACAGAATTAGGTGGTCATTATCTTATGACTGCAACTACAATATCACAAGCAGAAAATGATGATTTCTCAACTGCAAATGATTTTAGAACAGTTGGTATTGTTGTTGATCCTACTAATTATGGAACAACTACAGTTGCAACAGCTACAACTGCAAGACAAACCTTTGCTGTAAAATTTGCATCTTCAACTGGAGTTTTTGAAGCAGACGAAGTAATCACACAAGCATCAACTGGTGCAGTAGGTAAAGTAGTTGAATGGGATTCAACCCTAAGTATACTTTATTATCAACAAGAAAGTTTCAAAGGATTTGGAACTAATTCTACAACTGGTGGATTAGTTGCATTTAGTGGAACTAACCTTGTTACTGGTGCAACATCTAGTGCAACTGGAACACCATCTAGTACAAGTAGTGAAACAGTAACACTTGCAAATAGTAATACACTTACACTTACAAGTGGTTATGCAAATCCAGAGTTACAAGCAGATAGTGGAGATATTATATATCTCGAAAATAGAAAACCAATCCAACGTGCTTCTGACCAAACAGAAGACATTAAAATTATAATTGAGTTCTAAATATGGCACAACTTACAGACCTAAACGTATCACCATACTATGATGATTTTGACGAGAATGATAATTTCCATAGAGTATTGTTCAGACCTGGCTATTCAATACAAGCAAGAGAACTAACAACTCTACAATCTATTCTTCAAGGTCAGATTGAACAACATGGAAAACATATGTTCAAAGAGGGAACTGTAGTTATACCAGGCCAACTCTCTTACTCAAAAGATTTTACTACACTACAACTCGCAACTACTTTTGCAGACGAAGATATTGTTGCAGCTGCATTTTATAATGTAACTGACCCAGTTATTATAACAGGAGTTACTTCTGGTGTCAAAGCAAAAGTTATCGGATTTTCAGAAGCAACTACAACTGCACAACCTATTTTACATTTACAATACATTGCTGCTGGTTCTGATAATGCAACACTAGCGTTTTCTAATTCAGAAAATATTACTGCAAATACAACGATTGCACATACAACATCATATGCTGCAAATGTTGCTTCTGCAACTACTCACTCTACAACTGCTGCACAAACTGGTTCTGCTGTTACAGTCGAGGAAGGTGTATACTTTATTCGTGGACATTTTGTAAAGTGTCTAAAAGAAACTTTAGTTCTAAGTATAAACTCTGTAGTAGAATCTGGTCGTATTGGTTTCAATATTACAGAGAGTTTGGTTACTCCAGAAACAGATGCAACACTAACTGATAATGCAACTGGTTCAAACAACTATGCAGCTAAAGGTGCTCACAGATTGAAGATTGCACTTAATCTTGTAAAGATAGATACAGACTCAACTGCTGATTCATCTTTTGTAGAATTGATGAGATTAGATACTGGGGGTATGGTTTCAGAAGCAAGAAACACAGATTACTCTGTTCTTGGTGAAACACTTGCACGAAGAACATTTGATGAATCTGGTGACTATACTGTAAGAAACTTTTTGTACGAACCAAAAGAATCAATAACTAATATTTATCAAGGCACTACAAATACTGGTTCATATGGTGTCGGTACTAAAACTGATGATGGTGCTGATGCATCTGAGTCTTTACTTTCACTTTCTATCAAACCTGGCAAGGCATATGTTCAAGGTTTTGAAATCGAGAAGATTGGTACTACACTTAAAGATATAAACAAGGCAAGAGATTTTGCTACAGTTAATGCTGGTGTTACTACATTTAATGTTGGTAACTTTCTCAATGTAACTAACGTATATGGAACTCCAGATATTTCTCAAATATCTGGTGAGTCAACTCCATATAAAGAGATAAGGTTATTTACAGATTTTACTGCAACAAGAGGTTCTGCTTCTGGTTATCAAATCGGTGTTGCAAGAGCTCGTACAATGGAATTTAGTTCTGGTACTCAAGGTAATACTGATGCAATCTATAAATTATTCTTATTTGATGTAAGAATGTTTACATACCTATCTTTGAGTATACCAACAATTAATGGAGTTCTTTCAGTACATACTGGTGGTGGAGTTCAAGTTAAGGGTGTAAACTCTGGTGCAACTGGATTTGTTTATTCTACTGTAACTGATGATGGTGGTGATGCTAAAAGAATAGCATTAACAAATGTTGTGGGAACTTTTGATAAAGGAGAGAAACTACTTTCATCTGATGGTGCTGGAGAAAGTGATTTTATATTAGAAGGTGCTGGTAGTGAAGATGTAACAATTGCTGATATCTCTGGTTCACATGATGCAATCGTAACACACGAATTAAGAGAAGCTCGTTCACTCTTTATGGATGATGCAGATGCTGGTCAAGACTTTACAGCAGATATTGTTCTTTCGATTGTTGACGAAGATGGTAATATGCTTCTTGATGGAACAGATGCTAGTTTAACTGATGCATTATCAAGACTTGTTGAAGATGATGGTTCTACAAGAGTTACACTTGAGACTCAAAGAGTTGCAGTTCTACAAGACCCAGAAAAGAATGTTTCACTATTCAAGTTACCTAAAGCAGTTATTAAAACATTATTGACTGATACAAATGATGGCGTAACTGATACACAGTTTACAGTTCGCAGACAGTTCGTAGGAACTACAAGTTCTTCTGGTGCAGTAACATTTACTGCTGGAAGTAACGAAACCTTTGCTGCGTTTGCAACTAAAGATTACACATTGTCTGTTCTTACTGCTGGTGGTGGTAGTGCAGCTCAAGGCGATTTAATATTATTGACAGATTCAAAAATAACTGGAGAGGGTTCTTCAAGTATAACTATAACAGACAGTACACTTCTTGGTAGTGGTGCAAAAGTAAAACTTATTGCAACTATACTGAAAACTGCTGTTACTGCAAAAACAAAAAGTACAAAACTTTCTAAACAACTTAAAGTTTTAGCATCAGATGATGATGGTGCATACGGAACAAGAGCGACAGATGCAGACATTTCATTTGGTCGTGCAGATGTTTATAGACTACAAGCAATATTTGACTCAGAGGATACAAGCACAGATGCTGCAGCCCCAACAATTACTTTGACTTCTCCTACTGGAACTTTTGTAAGAGGAGAAAGATTTATTGGTGGAACTTCTGGTGCAACTGGAAGAATTATTTCTGCGACTACTCCTATATCTTACACTCTTGTAAATGGTGTAGGTGCGACAGACTTTACTACTGGTGAAACAATAACTGGTCAGTTCTCTGGTGCAACTGCAACAGCTTCTGTTATAACTGCTGGTAGTAAAAATATTACAAATCTATTTACTTTAGATACTGGACAACGAGATAACTTTTATGACGTTGCAAGACTTGTAAGAAAACCAACATCATCTACTCCTTTGGGTAGACTTCTAGTAGTATATGATTATCTAGAGCATGGTGCTGGAGATGTATTTACAGTAGACTCTTATACTTCACTTAATGGTCAAATGGGTTATGATGATATTCCTTATTACTCATCAACTAGAGTTGATCCAGATGCGCCTGAACCAACTGGTCAATTTGAGTTAAGAGATAGTTATGACTTCAGACCTACAGTAGAAGATATTACTGGTGCTTCTGCAACCATAACTGATGTAGATCAAATTACTGGAAACTCATTTAACTTTGAGAATAGACAGTTTGATGGAACTGGTGCTTCAACTGTAGACACACCAAAACCTAATAGTAGTATACAATCAGACTTTGAATATTATCTTCCAAAGTTTGCAACACTCTTTTTAACAAAAGATGGAGAGTTCAAAGTTATTGAGGGTGTTTCTGCTGAACAGCCTGTATCTCCAAAAGATATAGATAGCGCATTAAAACTTGCATCTATATTCATTCCAGCATATACCTTTGAACCAAAAGAACTTATTATCGAAAGGTTTAAAACGCAAAGATTTACAATGCGTGATATCGGTAGACTACAAGACAGACTTGACAATGTAGAATACTATACAGCATTAAGTCTATTAGAAAAAGATGCAGCTTCTTTTGAAGTTGTTAACTCACAGACTAAAGAAAATAGATTTAAGTCAGGTTTTGTTGTAGATAACTTTACTGGACATAGAGTTGGTGATGCACTTAATAAAGATTATAGAATTGCAATTGACCAAGATGCTCAAGAAATGCGACCTAAATGTGTTCTAAAGAATGTTGGATTAGAAGTAGCCGTTCCTGGCTTTGTTAAACTTGCTGTTGGTATTAGAAACCACTTTACTACTAATTTAACACAAACTGGTGACTTAATCACACTAGATTATACAGAACAAGTAATATCGAGACAACCATATGCAACAAGAGTTGAAAACATTCAACCATATTTGATGTCTGGGTTTGTTGGAAAGATTGTTCTTACTCCTAGTGGTGATGAATGGTTTGAAACAGAGGTAGCACCTGCTCTTGTTATAAACAAAGAGGGTGACTTTGATACCTTTGCAGCTCAAAATGCAAACGCAATTGGAACTGTGTGGAACGCATGGGAAACACAATGGTCTGGAGTAACAACTATCAATCTTGGAACTAGACGTTCTAGGTATGGAGAGTTTGGTCATGGTTTCCATAGAGTACAAAGAAGTATTGATATTGTTACAACTGGTCAGAAAAGAACTGGTACACAAACATCTGTAGGTTCAAGAATAAATGAAGAATCTTTAGGAACAAAAGTTATTTCTAGAGGTATCGTTCCTTTTGTTAGACCTAGAACTATAGGTTTTACTGGAACTTGTTTTGCACCAAATACAAGACTTTATGTTTTCTTTGATAGAGTAGATGTTAACGCATATGTAACGCCAGGAGCTGCAATACATACAACTGATACAACTATTGTTGCTGGTAGCCCTTTGATTACTGATAGTGCCGGTGGTGTTGCTGGTAGTTTCGCAATTCCAGATTATAAGGGTAAAGAGTTGGGTACTGTTCCTTTCTTTAGAACTGGTGAAGTTGAATTTAGAATGACATCAAGTTCTACAAATGCAAGAAGTGTTACTGCAAATACATCTACAAAACCATTTACTGCTGGTCAGATAACCTACTTTGCAAAAGGTATTATCGAAACCACACAAGAAACAATCGTTGCAACTAGAGAGCCTATCTTAGTTACAACAGATGTTGACCAAGAAACAATAATGACTGCTGCAGCTGCATCAGTTAATGAAACTGTCACAAACTTTTTACATGACCCACTCGCACAAACTTTTATGGTGCCTGATGATGGTGGTTCATTCATTACAAGTGCTGACTTTTTCTTTGGTGCAAAAGATGAAAATCTTCCAGTATGGTGTGAAGTACGAAATGTTGTAAATGGTTATCCTGGGCCTAAGATTTTACCTTTTGGTAGAAAAGTTTTAGAACCATCTCAAGTAAATCTTGATGCAACAACTGGTGCAACACCAACTACATTTACATTTGACTCTCCTGTGTTTCTACA